TCTATAGCGCATGCAGTTCGTGACGGTGGAGCGTACTGGGACACAGCTGGCAAGCAACCCGTCAAGGTTGTTCGTTATTTTAACGAAGACAAAGAAGACGGTATTGCTGTTGTCAGCGCTCCCGGTAACCTACCGAAAGCTGCAAGAACAGCTGGTATGTCTGTTGCCCATGCTTCGGCACTAATCTGGAAACAGGGTGAAGTAAGCGCCGGAAACATTTTCCAAATGGATGAAGGCAAACTGCGTCATACCTGCGGTACCCACCCGGGTCACAGCGGCTCGCTAGTCTTCGCATATATTGAAGGCAAGTGGTCCGCTGTCGGCGTTCATGCTAGTGCAACAAGCACGCATAACGTCGCTTACTCTTTTTTCTGAACTGTGGCCCATTTTTAATGGGTCGCAGGAGTTTTCGTTATACTTTCGTAAATAATACACGCCTTGGATTCAATCCTTATTGGCATTCATTTTCATCTTATTCCTCCGATGAACTCGGACGTGGGATTTCTAGGAAATATCCTGACTTATACTTGGAGTCTTTATCAAGATACGCGGGCGGCCTTGTCGATGTAGATATCGTAGCTTGGCAGCGTTCGTATTCTTATGTTAGAAGATCTCTGCGTGAAAATGTCGGGTACAGTACTGGTTTCACCTTCGAGGAGGCAGTCGAGAGGATCCTCCAGAATACTCGCGGTAGTTCAGCAGGTTTCGAGTGGAACAAGTATGGGCAGACGAAAGGAGAAGTTTTAACTAACCCTGAGGCGTTAGGAAAAATTCGCTCCCGTCTGAACTGCTTGGAGGAACTCGAATATCGTGCACTGTTCACCTTGAGTCTGAAGGACGAGTTACGTGACGAAGTTGATGGTCTACCTAAGAAAGCACGTCTGTTCTTCCCTTGTGAGCTTTCCTTCCTAATTGCAACTGTTATGGTCTATGGACGTTGGAATGATAAATTCAACTCCACATTCTTTGAGGGTTGCATGGGAGGAACCTTTTTGAGGGGAGGGGCAGATCGGCTAGTAGAATATCTTTCGGTTCATGATCGATTTGGTGAGGGTGATGCCCATAAATTTGACTCTAAGCAGCGGCAACTGTTGCGCCAGCTAGTCTACGGCCTTCGTAATGAACTGTTGGAGACTTGCGAGTTGAGTGCTACTGTTACTAGGATTCTCCTTAGTCCCAGGGTGCATTCTCCGCAAGGCTACATTTTTCAGCTATTTGGCTGTAATCCTAGTGGTGGTTACAACACGAAGATTGACAATAGCATCTTATCTATGTTCGTTCTGCGTTACTGCTTTTATAGAGCTTGTCCAACTGCATCCGATGACGAAATTCGTAGCATGGTCGAGGGAGATGATTTTGTGTACAGTACGTGCACAAACTTCTCCCCCGACATGTTCCAAAAGTACTCATCCGAACTTGGTCTGGCCTATGATGGTGGGCGTTTAACGGACTTAGGTACGGTGTCTTTTTGCCAGCATCGTTTTGAGAAGAGAGGACTTTACTATGTTTCCATACCTGATCGAAAGCGCGCTCTTGCTACTATGGCGGTGAATAGGTGCAGTTCTTTGTTTGATTTATGTTTGATGAGCCAGTCGGTTATCATTGAACATTTCTATAATAAAGACATAAGACACTTGATTCGCCGTTTCCAAGAGTGGGCGGTAGATCAGGGTGTAGACATGATAGAGTACATGACGGATTCAGCAATTGAGCGTCTGCATACGCTTGATTTTGTCTATGAAACTCGTGTAT